AGACTATTGTTGTAGTTGCACCTCGTATTCTACTTGCTAACCAGTTATCATCAGAGTTCTTAGAGTTCATCACAGATGTAGAGGTCATTCACGTTCATAGTGGAGAGACACATCACAAGAGTACAACTAAGACAGATGAGTTAGAATACTGGTATCACAATAGCACAGAGAACATACTTATATTCACTACATATCATTCACTACACAGAATATCAGACTCACTTGATATTGAAGTTGATACTATCTACTTTGATGAAGCACACAACTCAGTACAGAAAAACTTTTACCCTGCTACTGAATACTTCTCATTCAATGCAGATAGATGCTACTTCTTTACAGCAACACCAAAGCATAGTCGCACACCTGAGAAAGCAGGTATGAACCACACTAAGACTTATGGTAATGTGATATGTCAAATACCTGCACCAAGACTTGTCAAGCAAGGTTACATTCTACCACCAAAGGTAGAAGTGTATAAGTCAAGAATACTCAAGAAAGATGAGTTAGTTGCAGACAGAGACAACGAGCAAATGGTTGAGGCGATTGACAATCTTGACAAAGACAAAGTATTGATATGTGCCAAGTCAACCAGACAGATTGTTGCACTTGTATCACAGACAGATTTTGTGAAGCAACTTGCCATTCGTGGTTACTCTTATATGTACATCACATCAAAGACAGGTGCGGTTATTGATGGAGAGAAGGTTGACAGAGAGACATTCTTTGATACACTTAACAAGTGGGGTAGAAATGGTAAGAAGTTTGTTGTACTTCATCACAGCATACTCTCAGAGGGCATCAATGTCAATGGTCTTGAAGCAGTATTGTTTATGAGATCAATGGATTACATAGGTATCTCACAGACTATTGGTAGAGTTATTCGTAAGGGTAATGCAGACAAAGTATTCGGACTTGTATGTATTCCAGTTTACTCTAACGTGGGTATATCAACTGCAAGAAAGGTCGAAGCAGTTGTTGACACCATATTCAACAAAGGAGAGGCGGCAACGTCAGTTGTAAACACATGAACTTAGTTAAAGAATTGGAAACAAATGTAGATTGGGATAGAGTATTTGGAGTTGTTGACTCTTTATATTCTGACAAAGGATTTACATCTAATGCAGATAATTTTGCAAGGGCAACTATGGTAGAGAAAGCTTTAGATAAGTTTTCAAACATTGATAGAGTTGACCAAAATGGTTATGACTTTGAGTGGGAAGATAAGAAGATTGAACTCAAGATGGGTAAGAACTTATTTTACAAAGTCAAAGACCCAAAAGCAACTAAGAAGTTTAAAGTTAAATCATTTCTAAGTGAAACTAAAACTGTAGAAGACTTTAGACAAATTAGCACATTTGATTGGTTACTTGTCATTGATCTTACAGCAAGAAGAGTTGTAGTTGTAGAAGATGAACACGCAAGAAGTTTATACCAAGAGGGTGCTGATGGAGCGATGATCGCACTTCAAGATGGAGATTATACAGAGTGTAGTATAGGGGAGATAAATCCGATACTACCACCAATTAATCTATCTTATTTGTATCAGCAAGCAGACAAACACTTCCTAAATTTCTAAATCTATGCTAAAATCAGAACAACTACTTAGAATATACAAAGTGGTAAAGGTAAAAACTAAACCCAAATATCCACCAATACGCAAACACTATAACATACACACATTCGGATGAATTTATTAGTAGTTGGTAGAGTAACTGGTTCGGTATTGATTATTTGTGCATATTTTGTTATACTACACATATCAACACTTTATGGTGCTATGATGCACGTTGTAGCAGATTTAATTTGTATGCCATTTTATATCAAACATAAACAATTTGATGTAGTAATTATGTTATGTTTTTTAATGACAATAGCAATCAGTAAAGTAACTATCTTATTAAGATGAAGGACACTATTTTATTTGGAGATTGCAAGGAAACACTAAGTGCATTTTTGCCACAAAGTGCTAGAACTTGCGTGACATCCCCACCATACTACGGATTGCGTGACTATGGCACAGCAACGTGGATAGGGGGAGACCCTAATTGTAAACATCGAAAGGTAGGTAAGCAAGGTGCTAATTGTATCACAGGGCATAAAAATCACGATGACATGGGAAGTGTCGGAGATTACATCTTTAAAAGTGTTTGCCCTCTATGTGGTGCGGTTAGACAAGATAGTCAATTAGGACTCGAAGAAACACCAGAAGAATATATTGAATCTTTGGTAAGTGTGTTTCGTGAAGTTAGAAACATATTAACTGATGATGGAACTTTGTGGGTAAACTTAGGAGATAGTTATTACAACTATAGACCTAGCAAAGGTCAATCTTATCCTAAACAAACAGTATCTAAAACAAAACAAGACCTACCAGATAAGTGTGCAAAAAGAGCAAATAAATTAGAAGGATTAAAGGAAAAAGATTTAATCGGAATACCTTGGCTCTTTGCCTTTGCAATGAGAAATGATGGATGGTATCTGAGACAAGATATAATATGGCATAAACCTAATCCGATGCCAGAAAGTGTGAGAGACAGGTGTACGAAGTCACACGAATATATATTTTTATTCAGTAAAAACAAAAAATATCACTACGATAATGAAGCAATCAAAGAACCCGCAAAAGATTGGGGAACAAGAGACAGAACAAACGGAAAATATCACAACGAAGGAACAGGACTACAACCACATAGCGGTCTTACAAAAAGTTATCCAACAAAGAATAAACGATCTGTCTGGTCAGTAACAGTTAAACCATATAAAGAAGCACATTTTGCAACTTATCCACCTGATCTAATCGAACCTTGCATCAAGGCAGGGAGTGAAGAGGGAGATATAATACTCGACCCATTCATGGGTGCAGGTACTACAGCGGCAGTAGCAAAGTCACTAAATCGTCATTATATTGGGTGTGAACTCAATGAAGGATATGGTAACTTAATTCAGAAAAGAATACAAGATTATCAACCAGTTAATAAACCGACACAAGAGAGTTGCATAAACATACTGGATATTATATAATAGAGATAGTTAAAGGAACTATCCAACTATGAAATGTAAAGTAGAACTCTACGTTGCAGGTAAAACATTTAATGAGTCAGTATATGCTCGTGATTATGATGAAGCACGACAAGTTGCACTTGCAAGAAATCCTAACGCAACTGTAGTATCTGTTACAGCAGACTTCTATACAGATGATAATTATTAATATATAAAGAAAAATAAAATCATGAAAGATCAAGCATCAATAGGGAATGAGTCTGCATCTGTAAAGTATCAGAGAGCATTAGACCTTTTTACCGAGTCAGTTATGAAACCTGACCACGATTTGCGTGGATGTGCATACAATCAGGGATGTTATGAAGACTTGATGGAAATAAGAGAACACGTTTTAGAATACCTTAAAACATTAAAAGAAGTCACATATCACACTAACCCAGATGAGAGTGATGAACTTGAAACACAGAAACTCATTGATACAAAACCACTAGCAAAATGGCGGTAATGTGTTCATACTAATACATTTATATTAGGGTAAAAATATTAAAATAAATAATGTGAACTATAAAATTACCTTATGTTATCTACCCAATACCGTTTAAGATTACAAGCGATTTGTAAAGACATCGCAGCTGGAACTGAAGTTTCATTAGAAGATATGATATGGGCAAATAAGTTGGCAAAAGCAAATACAAGTGCCAGAGGTATGTTAAGTCAAGCGAGAAGATTAGCGACAGATGACGATGGTTCGTGCCTTAAATATTTGGACATAGGCAATCCAGATAGAAAACCTAAAAGAGGATTTTATGGTGCAGACGATATTGCTGATTGGTTCAAGCAAGACCGTTCAGATGATTGGCGACAGAGAGATTAATTTTTTCTTTTTATTATGAATTACACTCATTTTGAGTTATTTCCAACACCACTAATAATATTAAAAGTGGATGAGGATACTGAAGATTTAAAATCATGTGATAATTATAAATTCAATTCTCAAAATGTAGATGATGCACAATATTTTGAGCGAAATGATGGTAAACGTATCTTAGAGGAATATCCTAAGATAAGAGACATATTGTTGGATAAATTTAAATTTATTGCTAGGGATTATATGCAATATCGTGATAAAGATTATATTATCACAACTTCATGGTTAACTAACACTACAAAACATACATCGTCTTCTACTCACAAACATCAAAATAGTTTTTGGAGTGGAGTTTACTATTATCAAGATGATTATCCTTTAA